CAGCAATTGTCTTTAACTCATCTTCCTGAGCTTTTCTCTCAACCTCATCACGATGCTTTTGCAAATCCTGCATGAACTTGTCGTATACTCGCCGTTCAATTTCGGAGGTATCGTTTTCGCCCGTAGCCGCTGGTTGTACAGCAGATTCAGCACGAATCTTTTCAAGTTCTGCCTGATGCTCGGCTTGCATCTGTTGACGCACGCGTTCAGCAACATGGGCTTTTTCCCGTTTAACAATGTCATTCACCTTGCTAACTGGTAGTGTCTTTTCAGGTTCACTTTCAGTAGCTGGCGCTTCGATCCCTGAAGCTTCTATATCATCCATAAACCCACTATTTCCCCGTGACGGTAAAATAACCTCATGCGCTGAGTTCGCGACCATTTATACCCGATGGCTCGGTAGGAACCTAAGTTTCTACATCCTGTATAAACCTAGTAATTTAACTCTAGTTCACGTTCTAGATTTGTGCAAATTTTGCACAGGGTTTTGTGGATAACTGTGAAATTAGCCGTGATATTAGCCGTGAAAGTATTTTTTGTAGGGGCTTGTTATTTAATGTGATTTATGTTAGTCGCGGCAATTCTAGTGCTTGTTTATAGTTTGTTAGATAGGTATAATGTTAAAAAGGGGGGCAATAAATTGGAACATATTAATACATTAAAATTTTTTGAAGAACTAAAAGCTGGGGGAGTTCCAGAGGAACAAGCCAGAACCCAAACCTATGCTTTAAATTCTGCATTAGATCATGTGGCTACAAAAGAAGATTTAACCAGCGTAAAAGAAGATTTAAACGGCGTAAAGGCAGACGTAAAAGAATTAAAGGCAGACGTAAAAGAAATAAAAGGCGACATCCGTAAATTTATGTGGGGTGGTCTCTTGGCTCTTGCTGGCGGAACAGTTAAAGTATTGTTTTTCCATTAAGGACTTTAGTATGTACGCAATAGCATTTGATTTAAAAATTGACGATCTAAAAAAGCATTATGGCGAACCCTATAATGGTGCTTATACGGAAATTTCCAAAGAATTGGAAGAAGTAGGTTTTGAATGGAAACAAGGGAGTCTTTATACTACAAAAGAAGACGCTAACACCTTATCCCACCTTTATGAAGCAATTAGAATATTATCTAATATAGACTGGTTTAGGCTTTCAGTAAGAGACATTAGAGCTTTCAAAGTAGAAGACTGGTCAGATTTTACAGTAATAGTTAAAAACCATACATAATCGATAATAATATAAAGAAAGCCGCTAACGGTTGTTCAAATCATTAGCGGCTAGGATATTTAATATGAATATTTGTATATTAGTACAATAAAAGAAAATTAGTAAGTGCGCCCTTCATATCTTGGTAATTCTTCTATTTCTTCTAGAGATAATCCTACGCATTTACTTATTATCTCAGGACTAACCCCAGCATTTAGTAAATTGATTGCAATTTCTATGGACTTTTCTATGCGTGCTTCTAAAATAATTAAAACCTCGTACGTTATAAAATCTTCTGTTGCCCAATCATCTTTCTGCATGATTATACAGTAACTGTATAATCAATGATAAAAAATAGCATATACACTAATAATTTATGTTAGTGTATATGCGCTTAATACTATATTCTAAGCTTTTTTTTAGCTGGCGAATTAGGAGCGTCAACCACGCTAGCTACTGTAGATACAGCGCTTTCAACGCCCTCAACAATAGGTAATGCTTCAGGTGCAGCAACTCCTATTACAGTATTAACGACTGGTTCAACCGCTGCTAGCGCATTAACGGCTTCATTAACTTCTGGCTGAATATTGGAAACTGCGCTAGCAACATCGGATTCAATCTTAGGTGCTTCGGCCTCAACATGATGTCCAATGGCATCTATTTTAGCATGGAAATTAGCCATAGCTTCGTGTAGTTCGGCTTTAAGTTTATTCAATACAGTCGTAATGCTTTTAGGTTGATTATCTGTAGGCATAGTACTCTCCTTGTTTGTTAAAATTTATGGGGCGCCAGGTTTATATTTAGGCGAGGGCGGTAATTCTATAGTTCGCCAATATTCAACTGAGGATTCTCGGTGAAATTCTGCAAGCTCACTCTCACTAAGCGCATAATCCGTAAGAATAACTGAATCCTCTGCAATCTCGATTACCTTTTCTTCTTCGGGTTTTTCAGTTATTACAGGTACAAGTTCATCTTCGTTTTTCATTTATTTTTCTTTCCCTTAAGAACCTTATTAGCCTTAGCGTCTATCTTTTCTTCTGTTGCTTTAGATATCTTGCCTTTATGTTCCATCTCAGATGCACGAGCTTTAGCATTTTTAGCATGAGCCTTATCTGGTACTGGATATTTACGTGATTTAGGTAGCGCAAATTCTTTTGGTTTTAATCTCTTTCTGGCTTTAGTAGTTAGTTTTGACATTTTCTACTCCTTTAAAAATAATTTTCCTCTTTCCGCTTCAAATTTAGCATCAACTAAAAGATTTTTATAATCTAAATCTTGCTTCAACTCAAGTGCTTCATATTCTGCTAACGTAATCAAAGCAAGGGGCTTTAGCGGTGGGAAAGTACGCGATTTAGTTATCATATAATTTCCCTATTCTATTCCTTAGAGTATCGCATTAAATTAAATTGTTTTGCAATAAGTTTACTCTATTACTTCCCCATTAAGCACAGTGCCAGGACAATTAATTCTATCGATGCTGCCACGCGCCCAAGCCCTACCGCTTCTAGCTCTGTCTCGTTTGGTATTTTTTGCCATCTGAGACAACAAATTATTTAATTCTCTTTTGTCAAAAGTAGTTAAAGAGTGATTCTTTTTTAGCTCGAGCAATTTATTAATTCGTGCTGTAGTTTCAGTAGTAGTAGTTTTTTCTTTCATAAAGCTAATTTCTATTTGTGATTATCCTCTACATTTTTCCGTAAATTTTGAACATGTTGCATTGCTTGCTCAATTGCAGTTCTAGCATTTTCAGAGTCAACCTTTTCTTGTTCAATTCCAAGTTTGGTTTGATTCTGATTAATTTGCGCCATAATCTGCATAAACTTAACGTCAGTTAGGGTTTTTTCATTAGCAACTTTAGCGGCTTGAATAGCCAGCTCCCCCTCTTGTTTTTGTTGTTGTTGCTGAATCTTAGCCATCTCAATTTCTTTAATAGCCTCGGTTTGCTCGCGCATTGCTGTTTCTTCTGGGTTACCTTGCTGGGCCTGTTGTGCTTTTTGTTCTTCTAATTGCTTCATAAACTGAACGGCTTGAGCTTTGAGACCCTCAATGCCTCTAATATCCATGTTATCTAGGATAGTCTCTAGCCCCATGGTATTAATAAATTCGGCAAACAATTGACTGGATTGCATCATTCTAATTATTTGATCTAATGCAACTTGTTTTTGTACTGCGCTACTAACACCTGCTTCTACCTTAATCTGTAAACTATTTGGGTTGTAGCTAAAGTCTACACTATTGGGATTGTTTGGGTGATTAATAATTTGATAAGAGCGCTTACCGTCAGGTGCCTTTACCGGTAAACTTCTAGGCGTTACATAATACTTAGGAATTAAGTCAACAACTATTTGAGCAACCCTATTTAATCCTCTAATATATCCCTGTAAATAAGGAATAGCGGCAGCATTAGATTGCATAGCGCCTTGCTGAATGGCGACCCCTGATATTTGCTTATCGTTAGTTCCTAATATGGAATCGTACGTACCTAATATAGTTTGGGTAACTTGATCGGTTCCCATAAAAGTCATATTAACAATGTCAGGAGTAGGAGTTCGTTGAACTTCCCTTGGTGGTGGCAATGGTTGTTCTGGATTATCTTTGTAAAATGCGTTATAAACTAATGTAGATGCTTGCTGTACGTTCTTATAAGCATCAGCGTAGTCTTCAGGGATGGACTCTACAGCCACCATGAATTTATGTTGTACCATATTTTCAATTTCGGCAGCAACGGTCTGTCCTGAGAAGTTTTTAAGTTGTTGTACACCTTTAGCATGATAAACAAAAGGCCGTGTCATCTGCATTGATGCACCATCTTCGTTTTCTCTAATTACAACACTATTGCCGTCAATAAATACTAATGGGAGAAATTTATACGGTGTTTCTTCGTGGGATAGTACTTTATCTTCACAAACCATATATCTGTCGATTGTCTCTATAATAGTTTCCCTTTCATCTATAACAACGGGAGCTTGTTCAATAAAGCCTTGATTTCCCCATAGTTTAAGGAATTCTTCATAATGCTTTTTAACAATAGTATGACCATTGGAAAGTTTAACTATCTTTTCTTTCTTCTTCTTCTTGCAGTAATAATCAGCAACCAGTATGATTTCTTGATCTTGATTTAAATAGCTCCAATTAAAATCCCCTACTGCGCTCGATCTTTCAAACTTCATATTATCAGCTGAACCTTTGCCGAATTCTTCCTCAAAGTCTTCTTTTGATTTAGGAATTAATTGAAAGCAGTAATTGCCGTCACCCTTATGCGATTCTCTTGCTAAAGGATCGAAGCCCGTTAAAGTTGGATCAAATACTCGCTCCACCTTAATGTTTTGCTCAAACGACAGTTCATTAATATATCCTGTATAAACATAAACAACAGAATAGCCGCCAGCCAATAAATCAGAGTAAATGTTATACTCTAATGCATCATTCGAGGCATCAAAGAAAATCTCGCGTAAATGCGCCTCAATTATTTCTAATGTTTGTAAAAACTCAGGGGTCAGCTCTTCTATCCTAACACCATCAGCCGCCCGAGCTACTATGGATGGTTCTTGTTTGGCGAATTCGCCCCTGAGTCTTGATATCATCGCCTCTAAGATATTAAATTCTATTGCTGGCTTTTGTAGTACATCTAATTTTGTGATATCGTCCGATGACAACGAAGTCTGGAAGACAAACTTCATAAAGTCATTAAAGCGATTAACATTCTTTATAAAATATTCGTGCGCTTGCTCAATATTTTTTTTAATTTCGTTTAACTTATCCGTGTGCTTTTTAGCGACCATTTGAAATCCTTTTCATGGTGGTTGAACTACTTAGATAGATACATTCCTTGTATCTAAGTTTTTAGTATAGTAAAATCTAAGGAAATAACTATAAAATGGGGATATATATGGATAGCGCTAGGGTTATACAATATCTAAAAGATTTAAAAGCAAGCGGAGTTCCAGAGGAACAAGCCGAAGCCCAGCTTATTGCATTAGAAAGTATGTTACAAGGTTTGGCAACTAAATCTGACTTGAAGGCCGAGATTAAAGATGTAAAGGCCGAGATTAAAGCATTGAGAACTGAGTTAAAAAGTGACATTAAAGAAGTTAAATCTGAATTAAAGTATTTTATGGTATATTCAATCTTAGGATTTATTTATGCTCCGATTATTGTAGGGGTAATATTAAAGTATTTCGGGAAGTTTTAAAAGAAACATTATGGATATATAGATGGATAATACAGCATTAAATTATTGTTTAAACTTAATAGAGGCCGAGCTTCTGCATTTTGAAGCTAAAATAAACGGCAAAATAGAGGGTATAAAAGGCGAAATAGAGGGTATAAAAGGCGAAATAGGAGGTATAAAAACTAGATTAAATGTATTAATTGCCCTAAATGTTTCTACTCTTGCTTTTATGTTAACCATGATTCTAAATAGTGTAAAACATTGGTGGTAAAATAAAAACTTATTTCCTAGATCTCCTAATGGCTGTCAGTTTAGTATTAAAATCTTGTGCCAATGATTTAAGTATTGGTGCGTTTGGGTTGGGCTGTTCCCTAAATGCTGTTACAGGATAAGCAAAAGTTAAACAAAGCGCGTCTGCTTCGTCTGACGATCTTATTCCCCTCTTTTTCATGTCCTCCTTTTTCTCCATAACTAACCTAGAGTTGGAATCAAAACTATAGCGTATTCCACATAAATCCGCATGTAAGCTGTCTGTATCTGGTATTTGTACTGGGATATCCTCTAACCAATTTGCACATTTGCCCCACATTTCAGCTCGCTTATTTGAATACTTCTGATCATCTAAGCTTTTTGAACCCGCGTTAACCGCAACTACGGCCTCTTTATGGCCTAATTCATTTAGCCTATCTACAACCCCAGCTCCTAAGCCGCCCACATCTACAAAGACCTTTAAAGGCCGATATTGTTCAATCAAAGAATGAACAATGCCAGTTACCTCCATTGTGTCTTTCTTAGTATAACTTTGTAACCCAAATGCCACACGGCCTTGCCTAAAGATAATTGATGTGCGATCATCACCAAATCTTGCAGGGTCAACGCCCATAATTAAAGGCCCATATTTTTCGGCTTCTCCTTTTCTGGCACGCATCACTGTTGAGGAATCTATAAATGAATTCTCACCTTTAAGTTGGAAAGCTTCATTGGGATTACATGGATATTCCTGGCAAAAGCTCTTCTCCCCGTCTTGACCGTTAACTGATAAATCAGTAATTTTAAATCGCCGCCAAGCTATTTGCTCTAAGGTTAACCGATAAGCTTCAATTAAACGTAACTCTATATGGTTAGGTTTAAAGTCTGGCGGCACTGACCTTTTATATTCTTCTTGCCAAAACCAAGGCACGAATACCGCAATAAAATCAGACATGCCGCTTTCTGCTTTCTGCCACATTTGATGGAAATAATTACCGACACCATTAGCGGTGGATTCCAGTATGATTTCTGTACCAGTTGCATCAGGCACCGCTTGCAGTATACCCTTAGTATGTTCTTGGGCGTTTGCCCAAAAAGCAATCTCCGAGCCATGGAATAATTGGATGGTGCTGGAACGACCGACCGCTTTGTTTTCGGCTGTTCCTAGTTTATATCCACTATCTAAGCGCCCAAAGATTAGCTCTTTAGAGTTGTTAGTACTGATATCGGGCTGAACTAAGTTTGGCGTGTTCTGGTAAAAACGCTGAGCCATTTTAAATAGGTTGTTGGTAGCATCCAGTGCATGTGTTAAGATAAAGCATTGTGTACCCTTATTATGGGTGGTCTTATGATAGAAGCGTCCGCCCACATAAGTTGAGTTATGCGACACTAGTCCTTCGCACATATACGTCTTTTCGCTAGTTTGTAAGTCGATAACTTTTTGTTTTTTTAAAGGAGTTATTTTAATTATTTTTGCCCAAGGTTTAATACCGTCTGTAGCTGCTTTGCCAGGTAACTCGTGTCCCAAATGCCACTCATCATTAGTAAATCTTGTTGGCCTACATCTTGAAAATAACTCTATTATGTACGGTAATCTGTGTATATCTAGGCGATGTACTGGCTTATCCCCAAGCTTACTGCTTACCCCCGAAGTTCGGCGATCCAACACCTCGCAATATGGCATATCAATGTTTTTGAAATATGCCTTTATCCTGTCTAAAATTGGCCCAGCAATCTGGTGTATACTAACTCTTTTTGTTCCGCCATTTTTGCCCCTCATACTTCCTTCGCCGTCAATCAATCCTCCCATCCATCCGTCTTCATAACTAGATTTATAGTTTGGTGGCCTTGTTGCAATCCTAATATAATCGCCCACCTTAAAGTCCGCTACGAGTCGCCACCTTTGTTCGCAACCCCCTCTTTGCTTGCTAAGCATTCGATGTTCGGCCGTTACATTTAGCCGTGCACCATTATCAAATAAAACTTCATAAGTTGGCTTATAAAAAATTGCCTTGGCCTCTACCGTAGATGTTCTGAATTTTCTTGATTGTTTACGCCCTATTTTAGTAAAGCCTACGGAGTTTTCATCGCAACTAACCAGCTTGTCGCCAACATTAATGGAGCCAATAGGTACCCACCTATAGTCAGATGTTAGTACACGCATGTCTGGTGAAAAACAGCAGCCCTGCTGACGCCCTTTCAAGATCAGCGCCCTAACCTTACCTGTTTGTAGTCTTTGCTCTTCTAATTTCTGATGGATATATTCTTGCGCTTTATTTAAAATAAACGGCGAAATCTCGCCTTGCTTAGTGCGAATTTTAAGACAACGTGATGCATAATGTAAAAAGTTATCTTTTAAATGCTGGCGTGTTTTAATCTCGTCTTCAGTCATTTGTTTTTAGCTATTGTAATTTTTTTTCTTATTCTTCTTATCGCCTTACTTTTAATTTCAAACGGCCGAGACCAACTCACCCCAAAAATTTCAGCTATTTCTCTAAGGGTGAGTCCATCCCTATAATAAAAGTTTAATACTTGCTGCTCTCTATCTGGTAATTGTTTAAGATAGTCCGGCAATTCTTCTATTTTTAAAGGATTGTCTTGTACAAACTCATTAATTAGTTCTAATAATGCTGCCAAATTATGCTTAGTACTATTGTATCCCATTCTCTAGCCATTCCTTTTTAGTTGGTAAAAAACCTGTCGAACATAACGTGGCTAACCCCACAATTTTTACTAAAGTTAATTATTACTGCCTGTTCGCCGGGAGTTAAATCATACCAAGGGCAGCTATAGTAACGAGCCCATATTTTACCCTCCTCTTCATCCATCCTTTAATATTCCTTCTAATTTTTGTTTAAATTCTGCCAAAGTAATTGGCGTTGCATCGACATCATCTGGCATCATAAATTCATATAGCATTACAGCTATGTGATATACTTCTGCATCATTGATGAACATTTTATTTTAAAAGCTCCAATGCATCCTCATGTTTAATACTAACTGTTGATTCGCTATGAACTCTGTCGCCGTAAGTTTTTGGTATTAGTTTTGATGTTAACCATTTGCGAGTGTCAACCCTAAGTCTTGCGTGTTGTATTCCTTCGCTGGTGTGTTGTTCTTCGTCACAAATATCTATAATTTGTTCTGCGAATAAATCAGCCTGAATAAGCTTAGATTGTGCGTAATGTGCAGAAAACTCGGGATATTTATAGCGCCATTGCATAAGTGTTTCACATGTTGGAAAACCTTCGTTGTTGGCGCACATGCGTCGCATACCATCAGTTGTTGTAGCTACAGCGTCGCAGATACGGTTTGCTAATTCTTCGGTGTATTTCGTTGGTCTACCGCCAGGGTGTTTACCTTTTACGCTTAGTTTGATTGGAGGTAACTTTGCTATCTGTTTTTTTAACTTCTCGCGATTCTTCTCTTTTTGCGTCATTGATGACATCCTTGTCTGTTGGTTTAGCTACATCTGGTATGATACTATCTTCGATTGTTTGCGTGCCTGTGCCTTTACAGTTTCCACACTCGCCCATTACCATACCTAGTTTCATAATTTTTTTATTGCCACTACAGCTTGTACATCTGCATTTCATAGTATTAACCTCCTTGTTATATTATAGTTCAGACTCGCATAGCATTAGTTATAATTAATGTTGCAAACGCAACAAAATTGGCTATTAAAAATGCCATGATCCACCGATGATTAATGTCTATTCTATCCTCCAAGTTTAGTATGTCTTTCCTAACTAAATCAAATTTAGAGTCAGTTCTTATTCCTAAATTAGTTAATTCTTCTTTAGTCGCAAGCTTTGCAATTAATTCTGTTTTTGTCGCCAATAAATCTTCTCTTACAATTTTTAAATCTTCTTTAGTCGCAACGCCCTCTAATACAGAGGTCAGCGCCTCTGTTTGTGCTTTGGCTTCTGCATCTGTTGCGCCATTAGCCTTTAAATCTAAAAAGTACTGTAATGCTTTATTTGTCATCTTTAACCCCATTTTTATATATTACCAACCAAAAACTATCTTAGAAATCGGTACAATCACAATAACAATAATAGCCCAGCCAAAAATTCGCATAGTGGCGAAATTAGCATCTATTAATTTAAAGTTCGCATCTATTTCAGAGAATCTTACCTCAAGATCTTTTCTTAGTAAGGATATTTCTGTTTTTAGCTCTTCTTTAGTCGCAAAATCTTGTAATTTAGTATCAATGCGCTGTATATCTTTTCTTAGTAAGAATATTTCTGTTTTTAGCTCGTCTTTCGTTGCCAAATGACTAATAGCATTATCAAATGCCATTGCTTGATTAAAAGCTTGTTCGTCCGGCATTCCGGCTTTAACTAGTTCGTGGTAATAAACTAATGCATTTGTTGTTGTCATAATCAATCCCCTTTTTTATTATTATCTTCTTTTTTTATTCTTTCTTCCAGCCAAAATCTAGCCAAACTAGATGGCGACATACCCCTTTTTCGTGCAAGTACGCTTAATTTATTACGCGTTATAGCTGTCAATCTCACGCTTAAGCCTGGCCCTAATAGCTCTTTTTCTGTTTTATCCAACATTTTTATAAACCACCTCTTGACATCGTATCGTTTTGTATTACAATGTAGTTATTATTGCACAAAAACATAAAAATTACAAGAAGGAGAATAATAATGCCAAAACATACCATACTTACTTCTTATTACTGTGCGCCGATCCCGCAACGCCAATTTGATTGGACCGCAGTACTCGACGGTTACGACGGGGCAGAAGATGCGGTACTAAAGTATAACTGTTGCGGAAATGGTGCTACTGAATTAGAAGCAATACAAGATTTATTCGATAGATTAGAACTACTAGGAGAATAATAATGATAAACGGTATATACGACAATTTAGATATTAACGAATATCACGCAGACAATAGTATTAGCTCAACTGGTATCAATTTGATACTAGATTGTCCTAAACGGTATTACTATGAATATCACGTAAAACGTACAGAGTTAGACGAAAAAGAATTAAAGAAACAAGCTGAAAAATATAAGCTAGGACGTGCTGTTCATACACTTGTATTGGAGCCTAAAAAATTCGATAATACCTTTTATTGTATGACAGAATCAGTGAATTTATCTACAAAGATTGGTAAAGAGATTTACGCACAAGCTGAAATTGCAGCTAATGGACGAGATATTTTAAGAACTGGTGAATGGGAAGACATTAAAGACATGGCTAACGTTATATCTGCTCATCCTATCTGGAATGAACTTAAAGATGGTAAAGTTGAGCAATCTATATTTTGGGAAGGTGGCACATTTGATACACCACTTAGATCAAGACCAGATATTTTTAATGATAAATTAATAATCGACCTTAAAACTACTGATTCGATTAAAGCATTTTCAAATTCTATTTATCAGTATGGCTATCATAGACAAGCAGCTATGCAGATAGATGCATTAAAACAATTAGATGGTAAAAAAAGATTCTTTGCCTTTTTCGTAGTTGAGAAAAAGCCGCCTTATTTAACAGCGTGCTTTACTTTAGACGAAAGCTCATTAGCACAAGGCAGATTAGAATACTTAGATGGCGCAGCTTTATATACCGAATGTGTAAGGTATAAAGAGTGGCCTGGGTATGAAGAAAAATTCCAATTAATATCATTACCTAATTGGGCAAAAATGAAAGAATTAGATAATCAAGCAGGAGGATTAAAATGCTTAGCTCAAATGCAAAGCCAATTAAACCAAAACAAACGTTAACAGAACTTTTAGCGGATACTGATAGCAACCTCTATTATACCCTTAAAAATTCGATTTACCCTGGGGCTAAAGATGAATCTATAGGAATGGTTTTAGCATACTGTAACGCTAAAAAGTATGATCCGATTGCTAAACCTGTTCATATTGTGCCTATGAGTGTAAAAAACAGTCAAACTGGCAGTTATGAATATAGGGATGTCCTTATGCCTGGGATTGCATCATATCGTATTGACGCTGATAGAACTGGCCTATATTTAGGGATTAGCGAACCTGAGTACGGTCCAACGATAACAGAAACGATAGGAACAATGGAAATATCTTATCCTGAATGGTGTAAGATGACTGTAGAAAAATATAACCCTACTAGTGGTAAGAGTTCTTTCTTTTCTGCTAAAGAGTATTGGAAAGAAAACTATGCAACCAGAGGAAAAAATGAAATAACCCCTAATGCTATGTGGGCAAAAAGACCTTTTGGACAAATAGCCAAATGTACAGAAGCTCAAGCACTTAGAAAAGCCTTTTCAGATGTTCTTGGTGTGCATCCAACCTTTGAAGAAATGGAAGGCAAAGAGCCGAAAGATATTGTTAGTGTTGTAGATCTAGTTGATGTTGGCGCTACCATTACTGCCGAACAATTAGAGATTGTTAAAAGCAAAATAATATTGTCGGATAGCGAAGAAATAGCATTATGTAATTATCTAAAAATTAATAGTTTAGATCATATGCTAGCCAAAGATTTTGCTGACGTCATAAGGCAGCTTGATAAAAAAATTAATAGGCAACAAAAGATTAATAGTTTGCCTATTAACAAAGTGTTTGAAGAAATCAGCACAAATGACTTGCAAGAGGCAAATTAAAATATTACTATTACCCTGCATTTTTTTATTCTTAGATCTATTAGTGATTTGAAAGACCGCTAACAGATTACTCCTGGCCTAAAGGAGCTTCTAGAACTCCTTTAGGTTAGCTCAACGGGAATATCCTAAATTGTTAATTAATCATGGCTGATGTTTAGCCCTTACGGTCCTCCCTGGGTTTCCGTAAGGGCTAAATTTTTTATGTCTATTAATGCCTACTTCTTTGTTGCTCTAAGATTTTTCTAAGATACGCTCCCTTGTTTTTTATTTGGATCCCTTTTTTCTTTTCGTGTTCCCTCATAGCTACAATAATTTCAGTTAGCGCAGTAAACCCAAACTCGTTAACCCACCTCTCTACCGATTTCTTATTTACCTGCATCATCAACAAATCATTTTTTATATCAATTTGTTGCTCTTCTATCATATGATAGTTTGTAGTAGTTAATGATTGTGTTAAATGATTATGGGTGGTCTCTCTAGGTACACCCCCCCTGGTCTCTCTGGGTACAGCCCCCCTAGTCTCTGCGACTATAGGTGAAGAATTATCCACAGGGTTATCCACTGAAATTGGCATGTTATCCACATAGTTATCCACAGCGTCAGTATAAGTAGGCATTTGAATAGCTACATGCCTTGGTAGTAGTGACACGTTAATTTTATATTCGTTAGCTTTATGCATTTGACTGTTGCCTTGCTTTATTAAAACTATCCGTTTTTTATCTAACAAAGCTTTTATAGTTCGTTGAATAGTACTCTTAGAAAACTTAAGTTCAGCAACTAGAGTGTTAAGGCCAGGATAAATATTAGTTCCGTCCTCGCTGGCATATAAGGCCATCCTGGCGTAAACAGCAGTCTCAATTCCTGTTAGTCGATACTTCCCGTTAGAACCCTTGGCCTGGTCACGAAACGCGGCCAGCATTAACATAAAACACATGTAATTTACTCCCTGTAAATAATTGACGTTTGGTTTGACTTTAGTGGTTAATCGGCTGATACTTTCCCTTTATCCATGCAAAATAATTGTGCCCTAGGAACACAACTCCGCCTAGGGCGTTTTTATATTAAACTCTGTACTCTTAAAGCCGTCAATTATTGAGATGATGGCCTAGCTCTTAACACTGATGGGTTACTATAAGAATAGACTACTGCATCTGCATCATAGATTGTCACTGATTGTCCAGAAGAAGGGGTAGTAGTAGTTTCTGTAGATGATGGGCTAAGAGTTAAAGGAAAAATCACATCAGTTAAATTTTGTTCTTGTCGTCTAAGATGTGCTGAACAATGATATAATAATTCTGGATGTTCATGATGCTTATGATGCTGTTTAAATTTAGCCAATGCTTTAATCACTAACATTTTTTCTCTAACTTCTCTAGGTAATGATGTTAATGAGGTAGCACTAAGAGATATTGGAATAGCATCGGTATGTTGACGAGGTAATAACGGCGTATCTTCACAATTAAATTTAGTTTGATTTTTAAACGACCATAGTAAAGATTTTTCTAGATCAATGGTAGATCCATATTTTGATAATGCTTGTGATCTCTGAATAGTTTTACGCAATTTCTTTTGTAATAATTCTTGTTGCTCTAAAAACACTTCTAAATCCGCATCGTAAATTAAAGCATCTAGCATACGTTTCCAATCATGAGGGTGTGAACCGAAATCATGTAGCGGTGATCTCCTAAAATTTCTAATACAAAACTCTATTACTTTTCTAATGGTATCACCCGTTATGTTATAACCTTGATTCTTAAATGCCTCTATTAACTCTTCTTCTCTTTGTTTAGTTAAATAAAAATCAGGATCGCCATATTTAAAATAACAAAATGCTTTGGTCATCATACGTGAACAAAATCCAGTAATACTTCCGCCTGATGTTATACATGCATATAGGGTAGCTAATGATTGAAAACCTCTTGGCACACCAAGAGCTACAACTATTCCATTTAAAAAAAGAGGAAAAACTGTACTTTGATAAAACATTATACCACCAATTATACAACCAATTGATGTTAGAATAACTCTAAATATACTTCTAGTCGGATGTTTTCCTATTAATATTGCCTCTAATTCTTCTTTTAAAAAAAGAAAAGGAAACAATAATAAATTTGTAAGCTGAGCATTTAATAAATAATTTGTCATAAAATCTTAAAGTATTGTGCATCTATTTTTAGGTGGCCTCGGTGTACTTTTATGAACCGCAGCTGGTGGTAATTCTAATGCTGACATTATTTGTGGGGTTGCTGGAGGCGCAAACGTACCACTAGTTGGATGTCTAGTAGTTGGAGCTTGTGGGCTGGTAGATGGTTGTAATAAATCAAACGTTCCAGATGGATGTATTTGAAAATGTAATCTACGATTAGCCGCAGGACGCGCAGTCCATTTACAATTTGCCTTATAATATGGCTCTGTACTATCGATCCTTTCTATAAAAAAAACTCGTCCTTGATGAGGCGGCGCGCCCATATCTCTAAGAAAATTAGAATAAGAATGCATCCAATCCTCACAAACTTTTGCTCCAATTGCTCCAAAATCTTTGTATGAGGGGTTGTTTGGATTGTAACAGCGATCTCTTATATCCAACCATTCTTGATACGCTGGTGTAATAATAACATCCATAACGCTATTAGCTTCGTCATCTGCACTGCTACCGCTAGATCTGGGTTCTCCAGTATACATCGTACAGCTCTCCTCTTTTTTTATATTTTCAAGAAAGTATAGCGTAAATATGCTGACAAGTTAGCACTCTACCGCAAGCTGTTCAAAATTTGAACAAACGAGGAAACCTCGAAAATTTCAGTAAACAGTTATCTTATCCACAGGGTTATTAAAAGATTTTGTGGATAAGTTTGTTTACAAGAGTGTATTTACTTTTAATTATTTTTATCTTACGTTAATACTTATAATAATCATATAAATTTTAAAAACATATAAGGTGGAGTAAAAATGAGTAACGGTACATTGTGTTTATCACAAATTAGTAAATTAGTTGGGATGCATGGGGCATGTTTGCATGAAAGAGCAAAAGCTAGAAGAACTAAGACTCAAAAACTGTCAAGGGGGGGGCAATACAAGATTTTATTAACGCCCGAACAAATAAAAAAAATAATACACGATCGATTTAATCCTTTAAGCGGGAAAGTAATTTATATAGGAAATTTAAAAGGTGGGGTGGGAAAAACTACGTTAGCATATTTAACAATAGAGGTGCTGTCCACACTAGGTTTAAAAACTTGTGCTATTGATTTAGATATTCAAGCAAATTTAACCAGACAATTTGATGGCATAAAAGCAAACCCTCCAGTATTTGCGGACTTGGTAGATAAAAAACTTAAAATAGAAGATATAATAATTAAATTAAGTCCTACTTTAGATATTATACCATCTTCGTTGAAAAATGGTTTAATTCAAAAAACGCTATCCCACGAAACCCCGAAACATTATTTAACGTGGTTTAATTCATTATGCCTTTCATATTTACGATCTAAATATGATGTTATTGTCGTAGATACTCCACCCAGTTTAACCACTCTAAACTCAGTATTTTGTTTGTGTTTACAAAGCACTGATAATTTATTGATTCCTGCTTGTGCCGATGAGTTTTCTATAATGGGCATAGAAATGTTTTTAGAAGACGTAAAAACTATCCGTGAATCCTATAAAACCAATTCAGAACCAAAAACAAGCATACTCATAAATAAATTCTTTCAGAATCAAACTAACAACATAGAAATGTTTGCCAAAATAAGCAAAGCATATCCTAACTTGTTATCTAAAAATGTAATTAAAGACTGCGCAAAAATAAGAGAAACAACTACAGATAAAAAACATATAGGAGACGCAACCAGAAAATCAGAGCTTTTTGATGTTCTTGTTACATTATTAAACGAGTTTAATATTTTAAAAAAAGTGAAATAAATAATGTCTGTCGATATAGATAAAATCTTAAAAAAAGCTAAAGAATTAAACGCGAAGAAAAAAAACAAGCCACAATGTAACTCTGTTATTACTGGCTTACCGGCTGAATATAAACCATGGTATCAAGGTGATAACTTTTCTCCTGAAGAAGCTGAGAAGTTAGAAACCTCTCAGCCGCCGATCATGGAAGTTTTGGTTGCGGCGGCAGTTGAGGAAAAAAACTCCCATCAAAATTTACATTTCAAGGAAGATAACTTTATGAATCATGACAATGACATAAAAATGGATGAAATTCAACCTAATACAAACTGGATCCAAAGTGGATCCAAACTAGATCCTGAAGTGGATCCAAAGTGGATCCAAAGTAGATCCAAAGTAGATCCACAAAATCTACAAAAAATAGAAACTGGATCCAAAGTGGATCCTAAAGTGGATCCACGATTAGATCCAAAGTGGATCCAAAGTAGATCCAAAGTAGATCCAAACTTACCGACCTATACATCATTAGTCGGCGTACAAAAGTCTATAGTTTTTTTAATATTTTCTGAATGCCAAAAAGCTCGCTCTAAAGTTACTAATCCATTAACTATAGAACATATGCTCAATATAATTAAATGTAAAAAACCTAGTATAAAAGGAGGTATACAACGATTAGAACATAAAGGTTTTATTAAACGTATTTCTTTTAAAAATGGTAGAGGTGGATGGTCAAGATATACAATGCCAGACCTACTTTTCCATGAACTGTTACAATACGAAAGTGGAATCAAACTAGATCCAAACTGGATCCAAAGTGGATCCAAAGTAGATCCCAAAGTGGATCCACAAGTAGATCCAAGCCTCTCTAGTAGTAGTAGTTATATTAATAATAAAAATACTACTACTAACGGAAACGAGCTTCCCGAGGAATGGAGGAACATAAATTTAGATCTCTTACAAGATATTGGATTTTCTGAAAGCCATATTAGACAGCTTTTTAATTTTAACACTCCAGAACTAGTCGAAGAATCAATTAAGCATTTTGCGTTTGGCCTTTTGAATAATCCAAAAACAAAACAATACCCAAACCCAATAAACGTACTAATGGGAGTTTTACGAAAAGGTCAAGCTTGGGTTGAAAATAATTATAAATCCCTGCAAGAAATAGCTCAGGAAGAACTTGTTGCACGTAAAAAAGCAGAAGCAGAACGATTGGTAAAGCTCGAACAAGAAATTTATAATGCAGAATTTAAAATATGGGAAAGCGGATTATCTGCAACAGAGCTAAAGGCCATTGAGTTTGGAACACAATATCTCGGCCCCCTAAAAGCCAGGTTAAAGGCATGTTTTGATAAAACCATATGGCCAACCAAGCAAAACAAACCCTAACCAAGGCCGTTTTTAACGCCTTACAGCCTCTTTCTTTAGGTAACCGCTACCTACCTAGCGCCCCACAAAAATAATGGCTAATAAAGCGTTTAAATGAGTTAGTGTATTTGCACGGCTCGCGACAATTTAGGGAACAGTTTTTGGTAAGTTGATCCTGTTACCCTATATGCTATAAAAAATTAATAACATGGGAGAAAAAAAATGCTCAAGGATAAAGAACCTCCACACCCTGGAGAAATACTACTTAGGGAATTTATAGAGCCTAACGATATAGCGCCACATAGGCTAGCTAAGGATTTAGGTTGGCCATATTCAAAACTAGAAAAACTTATGGATGGAGAAATAAACCTTTCTATCGACTCTGCTATGGAATTAGCAGAAGTTTTAGATATGGAGCCTGATTTTTGGGTAAACTTACAGGCCAAATGGAGTAAATGGCATGATAATCAAGCGCTAATAGATGAGAACCTTTAACACAAAATATCCGTGTAGTAATGTGAGTATTGTTCCAAACAAATACACCGCATTTTTTAGGCGTTTAAATCCAGAGGTTATAGCAAACTCAAGGTTTAAAATATGCTCTTTAGTTGCGATAAGGCGTAAGTCGGTTTCACCAGCGAGCGCTAAATTACGAGCTAACATTTTAGCTTGGTGCTCTGGGAAACCAGCTTCAATAAATTCGTCAGTTTTTAATAACATGTTTATTTTCATCCATAAATTCCACTAAATCCGTTTAATGTTCCACGCGGAACATATATTAATCATCTCTAGAATGCTTGCTAGGTGGTAATAATTTCTCAATATCTATTCCTGTTTCTTTCTTAACAACTTCCTCTATAACTTCTTCGGCAAATTCAGTACCAGGATTATCAATTTTTCCAGTATACCAATAACAAACACCAGAGAAAATAACAGAAAGAATGATAATCACAAAGCAAATTACCTTGGTGTTTATTCCCATAGTAATAATTTTATCAACAAGATTATCAACACAAGGATCGCTCATTTTTTAATCCCAACAAAGTTATTGTAGTTAGTAATGTATTCATCAATAGTAGCTTTACCACCAGATGTATTATAATATTTTTTATAGTATCCTGCTTGAAGCTCTAACGTCTTAGGTATAGGCTCTGATGCTCTATGATAATCTAATCTTGCCATGGCTGTTGCATAATAAAGATTGTATAACATAATATCAGCCGTTGGGTTATTAGGAACATTACAAAAACTTATTATCTTATCTACTAAATAATGATTAGATAAATTTAGATGTTTCCAAATATCGTCATGCGTAGGTGGTTCCATCTGATAAGGACCAACAGCTAAAATATTTTTTTGCAAAGACGCATATAAATCTGGGTTGGTACCTTCTTGAAATAAATATGTGCCACCCCTAGATTCTTGGGCGCATGTTCCTACAAGTAAATCTTCGGCTTCTTGGCTATAAAGGGTTAGTTCGTTTAATACGGGCTGGATTATTAGTTTTCTAAACTGTAAGTTATTAAACATTATTTAGGTTCCCTCCCAAGTATTCCCTAACGGCATTAATCGCCTCATCTAGAGAGTAGCATACAACAGCTTTGTATGCTCTGTCATTTAAATTATCAACCCATGTTTTTTGATATTCGGAGAGACGGCCATTTTTAGATTTTAATTCTATAAACAACCCATGATAGCCATTGCAAGGCACGGCCATGAATATATCAGGTACTCCAGCCGTAACGCCTTGCGCCTTGAGGTTTTTAGCCTCAAGACAATTTCTACTGCCCCCATTAGGAACAGCAAAAGTAATAAGACGTAGACGGGGGTAAAGAGAAAGCCACTCAAAGAATGCACTTTGGATCGATGCTTCTGTTATCTCTATACCAACCTTAATTAGCAGAAGGTGTAGCAGGGGCTGCTATTGCAGAGCCTACAGCATTTACAACGTTTTCAGTAGTACCTAAAGCAGCATCGGCATCACTAATTACAGCACCAAGAGTGCCAGGAACTTTAACTGAATTAAGCATATCTAGAACTGATTTAGCTTCTGCTAAACGTCCTACTAATGCATTGTGGTTAGCAGCGCTTTGTTCAATTGCTTGAGCTAATTGTGAGATACGTTCAACTAATGATTGCATTGTCATATTTATATTTCCCTATATAAAAAGTGCTCCCCATCTTGGGGAGCGTTAATCGAATATTCACACAGCAGGCGTTATGGCTATCCACGAGACGGTAGTTGCAGCACCTGGATCGGCACTAAAACTTACAGTTAATGTGCCAGCACCTGGAACTACTTTAGTAATTGAAACAGCATTAGTAGAGGCTAAAATAGAGGCTGTCACTATGCTAGTTGCCCCAACATTGGTTGCGGTATAAGCATTACTTGTTCCGCCACCAGAATAAGCGGCAGTAGTTGCGGCATGTAATGTAAACCCAGCATCAACAATAGCGCCCACAGTACCAGTTGCTTTAACAACATTACCGCTCACTAATGCACTAGGAGCTAGCACAAAGTTGGCAGTAGTAGCTGAAGGATCTGGAATTGTAAATGTTCTAACTCCAGCTTGAGATGCGTTCGTTACAGTGACCGCAGTATTTCCAGAGTTAGCGGTAGCAGCTACTACTAAATTTCCTTTGCTAGCTGTTGCTGGATAAGAAATAAAATCACCAGCTACGCCGCTAGATCCTGCCTGGACGTTTCCAGCAAAAGAACCGCCTGAACTTGCAGGAGTTACTAAACTGTAAACTAAGTTTGGGGCAGTTCCAGTAATAGATACGGCTAAGAATACAACACCACTAGTAGTGTAAACTAGCGCCATATCGTTGTTTGAAACAGTTAATAGGTTTTCGTGAACAGCTTTACTTAAGTATCCTGTTGTCGTCACAGTTGCAACAGAGTCATTAGTATTTATAAAAACTAGATTAGGAATAACACCGGCTAACCCAGTAACGCTACTTGTAGCTTGTAAAATTGACATCTTCGCCCTCCATGGCTTTGATTAATTTATATTTTATTCAGCAGGATTTATTTTTTCTTAACAGCCTTACCGATGCGACCTTCCATTTTGCCGCCTTTTTTATTCATTTTTTCTTTCTTTTCGTAAGATTCTTCTTTACGTTCGTGCTTTTTCATTTTCGATGTCCTTATTAAAAATAAATTAATCTAAATTCATTATAGTAAATCTTATACAAACCCCAAGAGTCGTCAAGAGCCGTTGTCTATTTTTTTGGCTTAGATTTCTTAATGGTTTTTGCTTTAGGCTTTACATGCTGAGGCAGCTTTTTACCTTTAGGAGTGGCGCTCTCAAACTCCTTGGCTAATTCAGGGTGTTTTGCATACATGAATTTTCTTTGGCTTTTCGAAACAAATGGCACTTTAGTTCTCCTATGAGGTTATGGTGGTTGCAGCAGTGGAAGGCATAGTAGTAGTTGCTATAGAAGCTGTAGTTATAACAGACCATAATGGTTGTAAAATGTTGATTACATCAGTTGAAACAGCAACTGATGCGGTATTGGCTGTGTTTAATGCAGCTAAGGCGCTTGTCAAGGAGGATTGTAGGGATGTTATTTGGGAATTAGTAGTAGTTGTTGTGATAGTCGTAGTTTCTATTGCTGGTATAGCAGTATTTGTGGATCCAGAAATTGTGGTTGTCGAACTACCTGCATTAGCAATTTCATTTAAATCATTAAGTTGAGACTTAATACTTTTTACATGGGATAACAGAGCGTTTATAGTAAGCGTTTGTGCTATACTTGGATTGTAGGTAATATTACCACTTGCATCCATATCTGACCAAGCACTTCTTAACGGATCTAAAAAGTTAACTAAACTAACGTCTACCCAATACTGATATTGGGTTCCTTTCGGAACATCACAATTAATTAAATTTTGAAAATCTGTTTCTGTAATATTGTTAAAGTCAGCCACTGATTGTGCCCACGCAATCCTATTAGTCTTGTCAGTGGTATCCATACCTAAGCTTTCTTCAAGAGCGATAGCCGCTCGTTGGTTTGCAACAAATTGTTCTAAACCTAGAGCGGCTAGCGTTTTTTGTACGTCCGCTATATTGGCGGGAACACAAACCGAAACAGTATTTCCAGAAGTTTTATAAATTAAAGATGTTGCCATAAATATTTACCCTTATTTTAAAAGGCTACAAAGTTGGTGTAAGCTAAGTTTGTATTATTTCCAAGAAAAGAAGTGGTAATCATTCTAAACGTAGTAGTTGTTGGTGTTTGCGTTGGTCCTGTATTAGTAAAAACCCCACCCGATCCTGCTCCACTCAGTGCAGCCGTAACATAGTTAATACTAGAAAGAGCACTTGTAAAATTAATGGTGTTGTCGCCCGTAGCATTATTTGTAATAGAAGTTACATTATAACTGTTTTGAATAACTTGGGTAGCATTAAATTGAACTTTAGCTAATACGCTACTGCTGCTTCCAGCAGTTTGAAAAGTTGGAAGCGTTCCTGCGCCATTCGAGGTTAATACCTGGCCGGACGTTCCAACACTTGCGATCGATTGTACTACCCCAGTTGACGTTGTTCCTCCACATAAAACAGCATATGCCGTATTTGATGTTGCACCAGTTCCACCGTTAGCAACAGGTAGCGTATTAGTTACCGCGTTAGAAAGATTTACTTGATCCCAGCTGGCATCACCCCTCCAAAACGTAGTGCTGCTTGCGCTAGTACCGCTATTTAGATTAGCCACAGGCAAATTACCAGTTACACCGTTAGCAAGATTTACATATCCCCAGGCTGGATTATTATTTGTTCCAGTATTAGTAAGGTATTGAGTCGCCGTAGTGTTTTTAGCAAGAGCAGACAACGTATTAGTAGCACTTGCATATAGGGTATCGCCTTGATTAAAGCTCGTTATCCCTGTGCCACCATAAGTTGCGCCTATAGTAGAACCGTTCCAGGTTCCCGTTGTAATCGTTCCGATGCTAGCTAGGGATGATAACGTAGTTACTGCGGAATTAACTAGAGTTCCAGAAGTAGGGAAAGTAACAGATGTAGTATTAGTAAATGTAAAAGTAGAGTTATAAGATCCGGACAAGGTTAAGCCACCAGCCGTTGAAATACTCCCACCCAAACCAATGGTGTACGCACCATTGTTTACCCCAGTACCACCATATGTTCCTGAAATTAGTGAACCATTCCAAGCACCATTAGTAATAGTTCCTGTTTGAGTAATATTACCTTGAACAGCTGTCGGTAGAGTAACTCCTATGCTAGGAACGCCAGAACTATCTGTTACCAAGATGCCGCTATTTGCTGAAGGTAATCCAGCTATAGTATTGTTGGCACTGCTATATAAAATTTGATGTGCAGTTGTTGACGCTGGATATGTGGCCGTACTCCAAGTTGGAGACGTACTACTACCAGACAATAATACCTGATTAGCAGTGGCCGTGCCAGATAAAATAGCTCCTGCACTTCCAGTCGAATAAAATATACCACCATTACTTGCCGTTAAATTAGCATTCAATCCGCCATTAGCTAAAGACAATGGGAAAGTAGGGATAGATGAAGTTGTGGCTAGCGTGCCTGATGTTGGTAGGGTTACATTTGTTGCCCCAGTTAAAGTTAATGTAGCAGCATACGCCCCGCTAGTTGCAAAGTTTCCACCAACAGTAATCGTGTTGGATCCATTGTTAATACCAGTCCCTCCGTACGTTGGGGAAATGATAGAAGCTCCCCAGGATCCCGTTGAGATTGTGCCAACGCTAGACAACGATGATAATGTTGTAACAGCGCTATTAACTAATGTTCCACTAGTTGGTAGTGTTACGTTGGTATTAGCGGTTGCTGTTAAAGTAGTATTAAATGCTCCGCTAGTAGTAAGATTTCCTCCCAAGGTTATGGTATTACTACCATTGTTTACCCCAGTACCACCATATGTTCCGCTAACAAGACTGCCATTCCAAGTACCAGATGTAATAGTTCCTAACGTTGTAATAGAGGTTTGCCCAACATAAGTAGGATCGATATTTACAATAACGTTACCCGTTGTTGGGGAACATGTGATAAATCCTGTTGTTCCTGCAACACTTGTAACGCCAGTAGATGACGATTCAAAAGTTGCCCAAGTGCTACCATCTGCTGTACCTTCAAACACGCCAGACTGAGTGTTAAATCTCATTGTTCCAGCCGTTCCCGCTCTTGCCGCGGTATTTCCTTGAGGAAGGGTAACACCGGCAGCACCAGGCAATATAGCATTACTTGCTAAACCAATAGTAACATTACCAGTAGCACTGGATACTGTCGTTTGATTTGCTGTTGCAATATTACTTAATACTCCGCCTCCTGCGCCTGTTGCTTGCCAAGTAGGGGCACTTCCTGGGCCATTACTTGTTAACACATAGCCAGATGTTCCAAGCCCACTAACAGTTCCTATAGCGCTTGTGCCGTTGCCTAATAACACTTCATATTGTGTAAGAGAAGCTGCACCAGTGCCACCGTGGTTTACAGCAACCGTTGTTCCTGCCCAGGTTCCCGTTGTAATCGTACCCAAAGTGGTAATACTAGTCTGTCCTACGTACGTTGGATCAATATCAATTATTGGTGTGGTGCCCCCAGTTGATGTAATAAATCCAGCAGTACCAGAAACACTTAATACACCTAGAGCTGCTGTTGAAAATGGTGACCACGTAGAGCCGTCAGTAGTACCCTCAAATACACTGGTTTGTGTATTAAAACGCATAGTACCAGCAGCACCAGCACGAGCAGCGGTATTACCCTGTGGTAATGTAACACCAGCCATTCCTGGTAAAGAAGGGTTGTTTGTAACGCCAATTGTTATAGCACCAGTTGCACTAGTAATAGTTAATGCTGTTCCTTGAGTTAAAGTAGCTGCGACTGGATCGCCTGATGTAGTTCCAATTAATAATTGTCCAGCGCCTAAAACAATGGGATTAAAAGGGCTAGAGCCTTCGCCAACTAATATTCCGTGTGCGGTTGGGCTAACAAGGCCAGAACCACCTTGAGATGTAATTAATGGTAATGACGGGATCCCAGCGACTGTTGCTAAAGTACCCGAGAGTGGGAACGTGAGATTGGTATTGCCAGTAAAATTAAATGTTACAGGATAAGCACCAGTAGTTGTTAAACTATCTGCAAGAGTAATGGTCGATGTTCCATTATTAACGCCTGTTCCACCAAACGCAGCTCCTAGTGGTTCAATCATATATGTTATGGTGCCAAGCTCAGTAATACCTTGTTGAACAGCAGATGGTAAAGTACTGCTAATACTTGGAACCCCATCTATATTGGTAACAAGCACGCTGTCGGCAGCAGTTGCTAAACCAGTTATGGTATTATTTGCAGACGAATATAAAAGTTGATTTGCAGTCGTCGAGGAAGGGTAGACAGCTGTTGACCATGTAGGGGCGGTATTCGAGCCTGACAACAACACTTTATTTGCGGTTGCAATTCCAGACAATATGGCGGCAGCTGAGGCGGTTGAATAAAAAATCCCGCCATTAGAGGCAGTAAGGTTAGCATTTGTTCCTCCATAGGCTAATCCAATAATAGAACCTTCAAAAACCCCAGTCGTAATTGTGCCAAGAGTTGTAATAGATGTTTGCCCAACATAATTTGGATCGATGCTTAATACTGGGTTTTGTCCTCCAGTACAAGAAATTTTATTAAGTGTTCCTGAAACCGTTAACACTCCAACACCTACAGTTGTAGCTAACACTCCGCTGGTTGGAAATGTTACACTAGTAGCTCCGGTCATATTAAAGGTAGAATTATAAGCACCAGTAGTTGTTAAGCTGCCACCTAGAGTAATGGTTCCAGTGTTATTAACACCTGTGCCACCAAATTGTTGATTTAAAGGAGCACCAATAGAGGCAATAGCACCTAACTCAGTAATATTTTGTTGAACTAGTAATGGGATAGTAGCTTGAAAACTTGGGATCCCACCAGAATTTGTAACTAATATTGCATTTGTTGCTGTAGCTAACCCAATTAATTGAGTTGCCGATGATGCATATATTAATTGATTAGCAGCAAATGCAGCATTTAGTGCGTTACCTATTGTCATAAATTAATCCCTTAATAAATTAAGTTACCGCCCAATTTCCTTGTGGTGCGCCTAAAAGTGTAAAGTTATTATTAGCAACACTGCATACTAAAGTCAGGGAATCACCAATATTGGATGATGCAATAGATCCGCCTGTTCCTAGAGTTGATGCTATATTACCGAATTGAATTTTTTGCCCTGCATTTTGCGCTATTGTAACAGTATAATTTGAAAGATTTATAATCTGTAGTATTTGTCCTGCTGCTGCAACCGTTGGCAGTGTATAAATAGCGTTAGCAGAGTTTGCTAGAAAATATCCGTTATTAATAACCAATACCTGCCCAGAAGTTAATGTTGTCCAAGGGAGCGCCGCAAATGCTTGGGCATTAAATATAGTGTTAGCGCCATTTCTTAAGCCTACAACAGTGTCGCCAGATTCAGCAACTGTTGTAACAGGATTAAATTGACTAAATTGTGTAGACATTTATTACTCCTGTATAGCGTAAAATGCAACAGTAACTTTTGGGGTGGTGGCTGAATAAAAATGTATTACATCTGTTGATTTAACCATTTTGGCAGTTGGATTAAGCTCAGATGTAGTAGCTGCAAAAGTATTACCGGCTGGAACTGCGGCTGCTGCGTTAAGCGCAACAAACACATCATTACCAGCAGTATATGAAAATACAGCCATAAATTTATTAAAGGTTGTGGCAGTAGGAGCGCCAACTGCGGCAGTTAATGGAACTGCGACTGTAGTGTCGGTGCTTGCGGTTAGCGTTGCAGAATAAATAGTGTTACAAAATGGTAAACCAAATCCATTTACACCACTTTTAGTTTTATCTATATTATAATTTGTTGCCATTAAAATTCTCCTAAATTAATTAAACTATTCCTAGGCGAGCATCTGCTGTAAAATTAACTGCAATGCCATTACCATTTCCTGCTCCCGCGTCTGGGGTGCCCTCTATTTGAAAGCCCATCACCGTATTTTCTTCTAAAATGGTAGTTTGGAAATCAGTGCTTGTTGCCCCGTTATATATTTTATTATTATTATTTACAGGATTGTAAAGTATTATAGTTGGGGTTACTCTCATTGGTGTAGGGTAACGATAAGCAGGGCCATAATTGTTAGGGCTTCCTGCTGCGGTCACTATAAAAGTTAAAGATCCACTACTTGAAAAGCCAGCACCAGTTGTTGGTACAACTCCTGGTAAAAAAGATTTTTGATAATAATAAAAACAATCTAAACTTACTGCCGACACAGATTGTGGCGCTGGCCTTGTAGGAATATCTCCAGGTACAATGCTTACAGAGTTAATTGAAATAGTGTCACCACTATTCATTGCACCAAAACCCACAACAATTGCAAAGAAATTAGCAGTTTGAGTAGCAGACGCTCCTTGCATATCCCAACCACTAAATCCATTCAAATTAAAATTGGTAGTAGCGTTAGGTGTTACTGTAAATTGAGCCGCCCCTAAACTGTTTCCTGGTACTTGAACCCAAGTACCATTTACTGTTGCAGGAAGTCCGTTAGCGTTTAAAGTTGCAACGATAGAGTTATTAGTGCCAGCCACAACACTTGGTAATGAAGCATCAGTACAGTACCATAGCGATATTGTTGCGGCTATTCCCGTTGTATTTGAAGTTTTGCTTTCAATGGCCGAAGACATCCTGGAGTTCAACATTTCTTTAGCTTTTGTAGCATCTAAATATTGAATAATAGCTGGCTGCACACCTGTAGTAGCGGCGGTTAATACAAATTCTCCATTGCCTCCACGACTAACACTTACACCACTGTTAACAGATTGAAATACAATCGTTTGATCCCAGGCATAAAAAGATTTATTAGCTCCAACTGCTTGAGTAGTAATACTAGTACCTAAAAACTGGGCAGGATTTAAGGGGAAATCCCACCCTGTCAGATAACTCGGTATAGGCTTATATTGTAATAATGGATTGTAGTAATGAAACATATAGTCCATTTGACGATTAACCGGAGTTTGATCGTAAACAACATTAGGCTCATTAGTTTCTAATCCTACAATTTGTACATTACTAAAAGTTGTAGTTGTTCCTATAGGCAAAGAAACAATAATATCAACGTAGCCAACATTAGAAGAATCGGTATTACTGGCTGTTGCTAATTGAATAGTGTTTGTAAACTCTTGATAAGTTCCTAATGTATTTGTAGAGTTAAGCAATTCTTGCACAGCACCAGTAGACGGTGCATATTGTATGATTGCCGAGCTTAGAGGCGCTAATAAAATAGATGATGCGATATATCCATTAGTGCCCCCTGGTTGAGGCGACCAAATGCTAGGGTTATGGTAAAGCCTTTGTGATAGAGTTAATGCAGTAATATTAGCGCCTGGCGCTACAGTTAATGTGTATGGCGGATTATAAGGATAAGCCGTTGAACCTGCTATAGAATTTCTAGTAACAGTAACACTTCCAATTCCTAGAGTTGTTAAATTTAATACCCATCCTGGAGCTATAGTAGTACTTAAGGTTCCAGATCCAGTAGTAGTAATAGTTAATGAATTAGAAGAATTAAATAAGACAGTTGCAAATTGCGGATTAGTTAGAGCATTACTAATATCGGCTTGTGTTAAAGTTTGGCTTTCGTTGGTTACTATATTAGGCCACGCTTCCCTAGTAAACTGCTCTGTTCCCATTGAATTAGTAACAGTAATATAATAAAGCTGTACGTTTGCATCAACAGCCGTAGAATCATACGGAAAATAGTAAACAGCAATATTATTGCCTGATGAATCCTGAAATGTTCCAGTGTTGCTTAAAATAATAGGGTTCGGCAATGCAGTATAAGTGTAATTAGGAGGTGCGCCAGATAGTTCATATACAAGCTTTGGCACAGTTCTTGCGTCATCTTGCCAGAAAGAAACAACCCCATTAGCTAAGGGTGCGCCTGAATCCTTGTCTACTAAATATGGAGACAAATCAATAGCCGTTATATATCTAGGGTCAAGCGCCATATTTAGAATCCTTTCTCTCTGCTAAACACATTCTGTGTCAGTAGGTTTAGTATAGTAAAATCTAAGAAAATAACTATTGTTCGTAATGGCCGGCACATTGAAAAATAACTATTGTTTCTTCAGAATCTAACTTATAGGTATAAATTAAACGATTAGCCTCGTCTATTCTTCTAGACCACTTTTCTTTGTATTTATGCTTAAGTGGTTCTGGTTTGCCAATACCTGAAAATGGATCTCTTGCGATGTCTCTTATCAAAGCATTTATCTTTTTTGTGATGGCTTTGTCTCTCGACTGCCAATATAAATATTCATCCCAAGCATTTTTTGTCCAAATAAGCTGCATTATTTAAATTCTTCTAAGCTTTTTTTAATGACTTTTCCTTGGGCATATTCTTCTATGCTTTTATCCAGATTGCCAATATTAATATATTTAGAAATTGAATAAAGGTAGGCAGCTTCTTCTAGTTTTTCTAATTTTTCATGCGAAATAAGGGCAACACTATTATTTTTACCTTTAATATAAATTGGCTTATGGCTTTCGGCTGCTTCATTTATTAGGTTAGAAAGGTTTTGCCTTGTTTCGCTTACATTTAAAATTTTCATAATATACCTCGTATTTATTGTAGAAATGTACCATATTCTGTATAGTTTCGCAACTATTGACAACGTAAAAACAAACAGTTATAGTTAAGCGGAAAACTAATTAGGGGTTAATACATTATGGCCGAAGTTGTTTGTTTATTGATAGCTTTCTATATTATGATGGTTATTGGGATAAAGCTTAATAGCAAAAGTTCTCATCCTATGAATTTACCTGCTATTTCAACCGTTTCAACAATATGTGCGTTGCTTCTAAGTCTTATTTTATTTAAAAGTTGTTTTCAGCGTGTGCAACCAGGAGAGGTCGGTGTCGTGGTTAACCTGCTTGGTTCTCATAAAGGAGTAGAAGACGAAGAATTACGGGTGGGATATCATTTTATAAAGCCTTGGTGTAAAGTTTTTGTGTTTCCAATTTTTGAACAAAACCATCAATGGATAGAAAAAGAAGGGTTTAGTTTTCAGACTAGTGAAGGTTTAGCGGTTCACGCTGACATAGGAATTACATTTAATTTACAACCAGATCGAGTTCATGAATTATTTGCAAAATATCGCAGAGGCATGGATGAAATTACGCATCTTTTTATTCGCAATAATTTACGAGATGCTATTAATAGGGGTGCTGCTAAATTAAAGATAGAAGAACTTTATGGTTCTGCTAAAGAAGCATTTTTTACCAATGTATTAAATCAGGTGCAAACAGAATTATCTCCGCTTGGTTTTAACATTTCACATTTATATATTATTGGGCAATTTAATGTGCCAGAAACTGTTCGAACAGCATTGAATTCAAAGATAGAAGCCATACAACGAGCCCAACAAAGAGAAAATGAATTACGTGAAGCTGAAGCACAAGCACGTAAAGAAGTGGCGGTTATGAGCGGTTTGGCACAATCTAAACTTATTCAAGCAGAAGCTGATGCAAAAGCAAATAGGCTAATTTCTCAGTCGTTAACTAAAGAAATGCTGCAATGGGAAGCATTAAAAAAATGGGATGGACGATTGAGCGTAGTTAGCGGTAGCCCGAATAACATTATTGATATTAACAGCATAATTGAAAACAAAAAATAGGAGATGAAAAATGTTGTTGTGGTTTGGGTTATTTTTCTTTATTGTAATATATCCGTGTATAGTAAATTATTATTTTGATTCCCCAGATTACTCTGAATGACTTCCAAATAAATCTTTTAATTTCATAATTCCCAATGCTCCAGCCCCACCATACCCAAGCCCTTTTAACGCTTTAGGAATAGCCTGGTTTATTTTAATTTCTGGATGTAGGGGCACTATATGTTTTCTAGCACGTTTGTTGCTATTTAAAGCTTTTACAAAATCTGAATCAGTGTATCCTTCATCTAAATATTCATGAATAACTCGATTATTATATGGCACCACTTCTTTTTTATAGCCTTTATTAATCTTTGTATATTCTTTTGATAAATTTTCCCCTAAAGATTCCTTAATAGAGTTTTTTATTAAAGCTTGGCTCTTTAATGCCGATCTTAAAGCCGAGCTTTCATCACTATTTAATGTGCGAGTTTTTTTAGTTTTCTTTAATGATCTATATAGTTTTCCTAAATCGCTTTGGGCACGATGGGCATTTTCTATTGTTGGATCTTTTAGAAACTTTCTAATAGTATTGGCTTCTTTAGTTTCAGCAGCTTTAATCAAAGATTTGCTTTTAAATTGGGGGATCTTAACCTTTTCCACCCCAGATTCTTTAGCATTATTAAAAAATTCACCATATTTTTTGGTATATGCGCCCTCGGCAGCAGCTTTAGAATCTATAACTTTTTTAGCTATATTTTCTGCCGAATATTTATTATTTAGTTTTGCAGCTCCTTCTTTGGCGCTTTTAAAAGCTTTTGGCACGCCATGACGTAAGCCTTCAGCGAGCGCTACAGTAAGCCCTGACGTTAGAGGGTTTTCATTTTTACCTATAGCATGAGTAGCAGCAGCTAATGATCTTGTTCCAGCTCTGGCGGCATTTCCTAATGTACCTAATTCCCCTCCTAATAAATAAGGTAAATATTCGGTTACGCCAGAAATAAGGGCATCTCCAGGTTTTACGCCTTCTCTTCCTAACATCCTACCAAAATCATGCTCTTCTTGTCTCCAAAGTTTTCCTTCGTAATCTTTAGGCAGTATTTCTTTTCTAGCTAAATAATCAGCTATATTTGCAGGGGTATTTAAAATACCATGTCCCATTTGAGCTAAACCTGTACCGACATTTCTAAGTGCTCTTGTCTTATCATGATGCAATTGTTCTAATGCACCGTAAGCCTCTCCTGGCAAGTGAGTAACTAAATCATAAAGAGTTCCAGGAACATTCTTTATGCCATTCCACATGTCTTCGCCAATTGATGTCTCGCGATGAGGCTCTCGGGATGCTAAGCTCCTTCTTCTCTCCCTTTCCGCTATAGCCTGCTCTTTAGTTACAGATGAATGGCTGGGTACACCAGACGATAAATTGCGTCTTCTCTCCCTTTCCGCTATAGCCTGTTCTTTAGTTATGCCCATTTAATTACTCCCTATTTATTAGGACCATCTGCTATGGCGTCTATTTCTGCATCGGACATGGAAGATAGCTCTTTCTCATTACTACTATTGTTTTCTTGCCCAAAATAAACACCAGGATTTTTCATTGCATCCCTATAGGTTTTTAATTCTTGTTTAAGAATACTAACAGCCTTATTATATTTTCTTTTTGCAACTTCAGGATTATTAACCCAAGTAGCAGGGTTTGCTAACTCTTTTAGTTCTCTTAGTTTTTCTGGTTGAACAGAATCCCCATAAAACTGTCTTATCTGAGATGCTAAAAACTCAACTGCTGTCATATTTTCTTGAAACTTTTTATAATCCTCAGATTCTTTTCCAACAAGAGCTTTTCCTTGCTCTATCTTTTTTGCTACCCCTCCCGCAAGACCACCATACCTAACTAAATCATCAACCTTTATATTATCAACTGTTTTCTCAATATTAGTTGCATATATATTCTTTATTCGGCTTTGAGCATCAGTGTTTGTTTTTAATATCTTATTATCAACTTCTCCTAATAATGCTTGCTGAGCTTCAGGATTTAAAGGAATAGGGTTATCACTATTCATAGTTCCTGGCATATACCCAGCTTCAATTTCAGCTCGTTCTTGTTGAAGCTTTCCTAGAGGAGTAGAAAATCTTTTGCCAGCATTTTTTGTTAATTCTTCTCTGTTTGCGTTTAAAACTTCCTTAGAATGATTTGCCAATTCATAGCTTTTTTTAGCATTGTTATAAACATCGCTATTTGCTCCATAGCGTTTTTTTAATAGTTCTAAAGCGAAGGCTTCAGCTGGAGCGCCAGTTAGGCCACCATGCTCTGCTTGACTGTTTGCATGATGTGCGTGCGCTCTTCTTAAAGCAATTTCTGATTGTTCTTGTTCTGCGGCATATCTAGCCTTAGCTTCTTGAATAGCATTTGCAAATTTAAATTTATCTGGCGCATATTGTGCCTCAGCGCCTAAAATAGTATTTTGATGCCCTAAGCCTTCATTCTTTATTCTTCTATCTTCGGAATCCTCACTAGTTTTGAGTCCAGCTAAAATATCAGAAAATCTACTTCCTAGCTTCATAGGCTCTATGTTTGCAAAATTAAATGTTTGTATTGGCATCGCTTATCCCTTAGAAAAATGAACCTATTTTAGAACTGAAAGTATCAAACATACTTTTTCCGTTGGCGCCCCTATCAAATAATTTAGAAAATAATGCGCTCCTGTCGTTATTATCTTCTCGCCTATCTAATCTACGTTGGCGCTGATTAGCAAAATCAAAAGTTGCTTTTTGTCCTAAATTTGAACCTAATATATTAGCTAAATCAGAGGATGCATTAAATCCAGTACCAGCCATACCGCCTAAAGCACTGGCGCGTCCAGCTAATCTTCTTTCTTCACCAGCCAACCCAGCATTTTGAGTTCCCATAATTCTTGATAAGTACTCGCCCATATCAGAACCTAAGAGATCGCGAACAAGTTCTGCTTGTTGTCCTTGATCGTATTGAGTACCTGCAAAACCGCCCGATGCTGCACTATTTCTAGCAGCTCCTAGCATTTGATTTTGTTTGTAATTATAGCCGCGCGATGGCTCGTAGCCTCTCATTAAGTTATTAACGAAAGCATTAGGATCGCGCGCCATTTGGCTATATTCAGCGGGAAATTGATTTTGGTTAGTAGTAGATGTATTACTGTATTGATCGAGTAAGCTACTGTAGGCTTTCTTCCCTTCCTCGGTATAAGGATTTAAATAGCCCATAGCCATGCCTGGAATTTGATTTAAATAATCCATTCCGGCATTACCACCACCGCCTCTACCACCTAATAGGCTCATGCCAGCCCCCAATGCAGCCCCCCAAGGACTACCGCCGCTTCCTATAAATCCCTTGCCAGCGCCACCTAAAGCTTTTCCTATACCACTAAAAAATCCCATTACCTATGCTCCTTATGGATACGAAGTAGTTGTAAATTTTACTAAACTACCGTTAACTTTTCCAACAAATGTAGATGGCGTACTATCAGTTACATACCATAATGTACCATCTGGCATCTGTGATTCAATTATAGCTAAGTTTACCATCGTTATCTGTGGCACAACCCAGCCATTATCACTTAAATTATCTCTTAAAGTTTGGTTTAACTCTTGGTTATAATTTTCGTGATCAATGCCTTGTAAATATGTTGGTAAGTCCATTAATATAGCTCCACCATTCCATTATTAGCTACAAACCGACTTAAACCCCAAAATCTTAGTTTTAAAGTTAAACTATTACATGCCCCTAAATTTTCCCAGTTAAGAATGTTTTGACGCATCCCTATTGGGTTTAAATTTCTAGATACTGTATTACTCCAAGTAATTCCACTATCTCTTGAAACTGTTAAATCAACTCTTGGCTGATATGGAATTGTTATTGATGCTATATCTAAAGAATCCTCAGCTGCCATTGGTTGCCCAGCTTCTGTGTAGATAGTATCATCAGGAGGGTTAAATAAATCTTCCGTTATTAATAAATCCTGCCCAGGGCTATTTATTGATAACCCTGTAACGTTTTTATCGTTACCTTGCTCAAGTGTGAATACAAAAGTATTTGGTCTAAATTGGCTACTGTCATCTGCTCTAATGGTGTCGCAAATCCTTATTCTTTGGATTTCATGTATTAAAGTTGGATCTGGTATGGCATTCGGTAAGTTTTCGTTGTAAGTTGTTAAATCAGTAGATGATAAATATAAATCCCCGTCATTTAAAGAAATAAAATAAGTCTGTCCATTAAAATAAGCATAATTTTTGGCTGGATGATAATTTAAATCCCAATCACTAAGATTAAAAAACATCTCAGTCGTACAATCATAAAGGATGGTTAGATTATCTGCTGGATTATAAAATGTTAATTGATAAAATAAATGACCATCTTGTCTATAAAACATTGCTGTTGATTGTGCTGGATATTGAATATGAGACAATTGATGATCGATACCATCTGTTGATATTGGCTTAAATTCTTGCCCATTATACACCATAATAGTAGGGGCGTTATTTTCATTTATAGCTAGCCATGCTATAAATTTATCTGAAGATGCAATAGTTGAAACAGAAGCGCAGCCATAATCTACGCTTACGTTTTGATTTCTTCTATAGTTTTGTAATCCCCCAATTTGCATCCATATTTCGCAAACTGATGTTCCCATAACTAAAACGTTAGCTGATTGAGCAGGAATTCTAACGACAGCAAGCGCATAATCAGGTTTGGTTTGTAAAGCAAATTGGCCAGTAGTTGCTTGTGTAATGGTTGTTGGAGTAGCATATTGATAAGCATACCATGCAGCACCATTAGTTGTTCTGTCAGCATTTCCAAAAAGAAAATAAGTATTATGATAATCTACATAGCCAGGGACAAGATTACCTAAACCAGTTTGAACCGTTAAACTAGATCCTGGTAACGAATAATTATAGATATAAGCATTTAATCCATCTACAATACAAATCTGTGAGTTTAGGTTTTCATCTATATATACAACGCCTCTTTCAGTTCCCAGCATTCCTACAAAAGTAGGGACAAGATGCTCATTTAATGAATAAACAAAACTGTCGACTACAACAATTAAACGATTACCACGAATACTAGTAAAAACAGCACGGCCTAATCCTTCTGGAAGTAATTCATAAACCTTTTGATATCCAGCGGTGTTAACTAGCCATTCATCAGATACGAACATATTATAGGTTTTTTCACTTGAGATTTTCTTGTATCGACCGAAAGTTGAACCACCGACAACATTTACTTCTTCTCTTCGTGAGTTTGGCGTTTGTCTCATTTATGGCACAATCCTATAAATTAATCGGTAGTCCACCCTTTTCCAAGATTTATTTGTGCATAATTAATGCTTTGACTTGGAGTTAATGTCGATATTTTATTAATTCTTAAATCCATAGGGCTAGATCGTTTTGAGATCATTTGTTGGTATTGTAGTAGTTGTTTAGTTAATGATGGAGAAGGTGCAAAGTTGTAGGCAGTACACAATCTATCTGCTAATCTATATTGCAAATAGTTAATGTAGTATTGATCAAGGATTAAAGATAAATCTTGATTAATAGTTACTGTTTGCAATCTAAAGCGTCCTGTCAACTGCATTGGGTACGCGGTATCTGGAAAGAAATAGATAAATAAATTGCAGCCACCTAAACAACGTTCACAATGCCAGTTATAAGGCAATGATTCAACGTTTTCTGCTCTTGCTGCCCCAAAATATAAATCTTGTGATTCTTTCCTCATTTGATACCGAATGGTATTAATAAAGAACGTTAAAGTTTCTGGATCAGATAGGTTTGGGATAAAATACATTTCTTGTCCAGGCACTGCATTAAAGGCATATGATGTCGTAAAATAAGGGATCATATCTTCCTCAATTGCAGTATCAGATAAGATTTCGTTTAGCTTTAAAAAGCCCGTTTGCTCCTGGTCACCCGCCACTGTTTGGAAATTGCGTGATACGATTCCCGAGGTATAAAATGCCTCAGAAATTAGCAATGTGACGGGATAAGCCATGGACAAGTGCTCCTTATAATTGATCTACGTAGCCAAATACAGAAACTGCTAATGAAGCAGAGCCATTTGATACTAAGTAATCAACGCCAGTTGTGCTTGATATAGTCGAGCAAGGACAAACTAAAGATGTACTAGTAACAGTGCTAGCAGGAGATGACGTAATAACCTGTCCAGCTGTTGAGCTTGAACCGCTAGCTTTAAAAGCAGCAGTACGAGTACCACCAGCATCAGCTGTTAAAACTGATTCTAGTATTACTGAGTTTGCAGTACTTGGTACCATTGCTGAAACATTAACTAGAGCAAATGCAGTAGATTGACCAACAGTTACAGCAGTTGCAATGGCAGCCGCATACCACATAGTACGACCAGATTGGCTAAAGTCTAGAATTGCAGCAGCACCACTAGTTAATACGCATCCAATACGGCGGAACATATCATAACCAGCAGGTAGTGTTGGAGCGCTAAAGCTAGCTGATAAAAGACCAGCAGTTGGATTATAATCAGTAGAATCTCCTATTACGTAAACAGCATATAAAGTGCTATTACCTAAAGAGCCGACATCTAATCCATTAGCTCCGTTAGCAGATGCCACAATAGTAGCTGCGCTTGATAAAACAATATCATTAACGTTAGTTGAATCGCGGAACTGTCCAGCTGCAATTGTAATGCTAGTGCCACTTACAAAGGAAAGCGCACCACCTTGGACATAAAGGTTACCAAGGTTAACCATAGGGTAATTTGGTTGTATTGTCATAACATTCTTCCTTTTAAATTAAGATTGTTCAGTTGCTTTATTGCGCTCCAGTTCTCTATGGTGTTTAATATGGCAACTTTTACATAACCACCTAACATCAAGAGGTTTTGAGTAGTCTGTGTGATGAGCATCAATATTTTCTGTTTTACTACAAACTTCGCATGGTTGAGGAACAAGAACACCGAATTTGATAGCTTGCCAGGTAAAATTCTGAATTTTGACTTTATGTCTATATTCAGCACACCTAGAGTACTTTTCTTTTCTGCGGCTTCTTTCTTCTTGAATAAAGTTAGGATTATTTTTTTTAAGCATAATGCGCCTAGCGCTAGCAGCTTCTCTTTTGCAACTATTGCAATAACCACTATCTTTATTCTCTTTAAGACTCGCACAAAGTAAACAAATGGGGTTCCGAAGCCCTGAACCATAAGGAGGCAAGCTTTTTTCGGCACGAATTTTAGCTTTAACTTTAGCTCTTCTTTCAGCTTTACCTTTCTCATAACATTCCTTACAAATACCCCATTGTCTTCTTTGGATTTCTTTTCCACATCTTTTACATAAGACCGTTTTAAGCGCCATAAATATTTCTCTTGCAATTTAAAGAAATTCACTATATCTTTAAATCCATGAAAAATAAAGTTTGGACACATATTTATAACGGAAATACCAAAGCCATCGCATATTCTGATACAAGTGTACTACCCCATATTGCATCGTGGATCATCCCCATCTGATTCTGTCCAAATAGAGTTCCGTAATACATACGCATTGACACACCTGTTTCTGGATCGTTTTCGTTTCCTGTAGGGAACGGTACTTGATCAGGCAATCTTGGCATTGCTAAGAACAATGGATCGCCAGCTGTTATCAACCCAGACCTGTGACTTGGTAATACCGATACTTGCATACCAGGTAATATTTGAGTGTTCAAGTTTTGAGCATTAGTAGCAGATGCTTGTAATGCTGGGTAAATATTAACGGTTACCTGAGATCCAGAAGTGGATGCAGCAGCCGATGTAGCTTGAAATTGAACTGGGTTAGCAGATACCTTATGACCGATAAAGGTTCTGTAACGCAAGTTAGTATATCCCGATACACCATCGTTAAATTGAAATTTATCGTATTGTTGAACAGAGTTAGCATCGTTTGCAGCATGGGTACCACTAAAGGTAATAGCTGTAACAGCGCCATTTGCATCTAAAGTAGTAGAAACTACAGTTAAAGTGCTTCCTTGTTGTCCTTCTGTTCCGGCTATATGAATTGGTAATAAGTTAGATTGGTACCAATCGCAATTAGAGAACTCTCCTAATTCCCACGAGTTCGCAATCTTGTTATTACGATCCATTGCAAATTGGTTTAATCCAGTACCAACGATGTTAGGTACAACAGTGTCACCAATATATGCTTTAGCGCGGCCAGTAGCTGAACCATAGTTACGGTATAATGCTAATGCATTAGCTAATTGAGTGTAACTATTAATTGGATTAACACCATCGCCAAAGAATCTGTAAGTATTAGTTACACAATTTTGTGCGACATTAGCTTCGATTTGTGCGCCAATTTCTTGAACAGCAGCTTTACCGAAACGCCCCATGTATTCCTCAACATTGAATATAAATTGTTGAGATGTGAATGCATAGCTAGTTGAAACTGATTGATCACAAACCAAAGTTTGTATTCTTTGATCGGCTGGTTGAAAAGTTGCAACCAAAGAGTTAGTAGTAGTCATTCTAGGAGGTAAATCAAAACCTACTGAATCCCCTAAGTTTCCTACTAATTTCTCGAAGTTTTTAAATTTAGTGTTCGAGGTAGAAATAAAGCAATTTAAGTTTTGTAGAAACGCAAGTGAAGACATTTGGTATGTTTGCACTTGTTGTAATATATTTGTTGGTCCTGCCATGGTAAAATTTCCCTTTATCTAGAGTTAATCCAGGTAAAGACATGGCAATATAGTTAGAGGTTAACGATCCTTTAGCCTTTCAACCAAGGGGCGTTCTTAAAATCCTTCAACGTCATCTTGCCGCTATCCATACCGACCGAAGAAGATTTAAGTTTTGATAAAGGAGGAGGGGCACTAACATTGTTGGTTTTTGCTTCTAGATTCTGGCTTATCGATTTCGATAAACGTTCTAGCTGTTTTGTCGCCAATTTAGGCGAGGTCTTAGCTAGCGAATCTATTTCTAACAACTTCGATGGGTTATTAGCCAGTTCATACATAATCTCTGGCGTATTCTCCATTTGAGCTGCTAGTATTACAGCATTGGGAAATTTATCAGGTTCAAAATCACCCATGACTTCGTTAAAGTCTTCAAATAGCTGAGAGCCTTTACCCATTTTAAGGTAGTACTGATCAGCAATTGTCTTTAACTCATCTTCCTGAGCTTTTCTTTCAACCTCATCACGATGCTTTTGCAAATCCTGCATGAGCTTGTCATATACTCGCCGTTCAATTTCGGAGGTATAGTTTTCGCCCGTAGCCGCTGGTTGTACAGCAGATTCAGCACGAATCTTTTCAAGTTCTGCCTGATACTCGGCTTGCATCTGTTGACGCACGCGTTCAGCAACATGGGCTTTTTCCCGTTTAACAATGTCATTCACCTT